TTCTATCCTTGTGCTCTAAAGGAGCCTGCCAGTTCGACAGGCTTCCGGTTAGTAAGGTTGTTTCCAATGGTCAGGTGGATACTGGTCGTTAGGTATTTCTACAGGATCGTTGGTGCAGCGTTCAATGTATGAAGGCAATTCATCATGGGTAGGAAATACTTCAATAAAGAAATTATCAATGACGAAGGGAATGATCATACAGACAGTAGCAGCTGGTATAGCTAACCAGGGATTAAGACCGTGACCGGTAGTAAGCCAATCGTTAGCAAGGAATACAAGGATAGCTGCAAGAATGGTGAAGCATTGCGTTGATAGTGTGAATAGTTTGATCATGATATCTCCAAGGTAAGGGATTAAAACCAGTTGTCACAAGCGAGGCAGTGACTCCACCAATAACCAGATTTATCCATGACTTTTAAGCCACGGAAGTTTAAGAGATTAGTGACGGGATTAACTTCGGGTTCTTTGCAAGTAGGACACTCAAGTTTGTCAACAACATGAATGACTACTTTAGGACGTTGATTGAGCTGTTGGGTTAGCTCTCTACTTCTACTTCTGGATTGGATAGTCATATAGTTCTCCAGACTAATTAAGGGATTTAAGGTAAACAGTGTTTAAATCAGCATACATTTGGGTAAGGACAGTGAGTGGTACGTTATAGCTCAGTTTAAGGAGCTCTTGTTGAAGAGTCTCAACAGGTGTGTCTTCTGCCCAAGCGTTGATAACTGTATCAGTGGGTGTGAATGGTTGATTCATTTGAAATCTCTCCGGTTTAAAAAATGATTGAGGCTACTAAGCAGCAGCCTCATGGTTGGTAAGGAATTCAACTAAACTACTGATGTAGTTCAGTTGTATGGTACGTCCAGTAGCTGTCAGCCGTGTCGGACGTTATGACTTTCAGTGCCACTTCTGATGGAGTGGTACATAATACAAAGTCATCATGATCTTGCCAGCTTGTGAGCAGAGGCTCTAAACCTTCACGTTCAAACTGTGCAAGGATACCTGTGAAGGCTCTATTATCTGCATGAGCATTGAGCCAATCACATTCTGCTTGTGCTGCTTCTTTACTTGCATAAGCAGTCACTGGCATAGAGGATTCATACTCTACGTAGTAGTAAACGCAGTATATAAGCATAGTAATCTCCAATTAAGAAAGGTAAATAGAGGAATAGTAGGTACTAGTTAACCCTTTCAAGAATTAGTATTGTCTATGGTGGGACGCAACATGTCGGCAGTATTAGCATCATTGTGCTAATAAGGGAAAGGGTTAAGGGGTACTCACTAGGACTTTTTAGGTCTACCAGGACGTTTCACCGGTTGTGGTGATTCAACTTGGGGTTGGTTGCGATTAGCACGTTTGAGGCGATGAGCAGCTATGAAAGCATCAGCTTTGTTTAACAGCTCAGGATTGTCTTTCTCAAACTCTTGCAAGTCTTTGAGGCGCAGAGCAATGTCATGACGGGATTCAAGGGCAGACATAGCTGCACCAGCTTCGGCTTTCTCTTCAATGACCATAGCTCTGGAGCATGCCCCATTAGCGATGTAATGAAGAGCCGTAACGCCAGTAGTAAGGGTATCTGCGACTTCAACAACGGTAGTACTAAGGGATTTATAAACGCGTTCCATTATGTTCTCCATATGGATTGTAAAGTTAATAAGATGAGAGTATCTTTATAATCCTCTCTGGGTAAGAGTTAAGATTAAGCAAACACTAAGCTAGTAAGAACAATAAAGAAAAGAAAGAAATAAGAAGAATATTTAAATAATCAGTACATCCATCCTTAAATCTCCCCCTTCTCTATTAGTTCTATCCTGCTTCCAAGGGTTGAGGCCAGCGGTTAGGCCGGCCTCGGTGCCCCAGCTTACGACGGTACTTTAGCTTGTTCAGCTGCAACAGTACCGTTTGCCCTGCGTGGTGCAGACAGAGCTACCCGTTCCTTCGGCGTTACCCGACGGGCAGTGAAGTACAGGCAGTACACGGTATCCGGATTCTCTACGTCATATTCCTCGATGACGCCAGTATCCAACCATTCGCATATCTGCGCGTATGCACCCTGATGGTCGCGGATAGTCTTCGGAGTGAGAAAGCCTGCCTTCGTAGCGAAGTCACAGTTCTCATCAAGAAAGATATCGACTCGGGTGTATTCAGTCGTGCTGTTACCGTTATCCATAGGATCCTCCAACGGTTGAGTGGACTCCCCAGTGTGGGAAGTCTCCAATCGTTCGAGACCCACGGTGGGCAGTGGCACAGCCCCAATGCCAGCACGAGGTATAGGGGGGGTGTGTCAGTGTCATTGTGTCAGGTTAGTCAGTACTGAACTCGTAGGTAGAAATTGAATTTCTGAAAAATGCGATGAGTGATAATTGAAGTAGGTTGATTCTTGGCTTATAGTTGCGAGTGCAAATAGCTTAATTCATGTTTAAAGGAATCATTATGTCTGCAAAACTCAGTATTCGTGAAGAAAGAAATGCGTATCGTCAACGGGCTCATGTACCTGGTCCACGTAGTAAACCTAAGACTGCTCCGTTACCGAAAGCTGCTAAACCGGTGGTAGAGAAAGTAGAAAAGGTTGCGAAGGCTGCTCCTAAAGCATCAAAGAAAGCTGCTAAGAGTAAGTAAATGAGTACCAATGGGCTGGCACATCGCCCACTGCTTGATGATCCGGATAGGCCTCTGTCCGTTGAACAAGTCAAGGCGGTTATGCCAAAACGTCAGAAGCAGAATATTACGGATTCATTAATACGGGAGATGAATCTCCTGGTAGATGAACCGGATGTAAGGGCACAATTTAGGGAAAATATCCTGGGTTATACGGATGTTTTGTCCGATCCGCATACAACTTTGCCGAATTATATTCAGGCAGTGAAATATGTCAGCTATAAGTTGCTGGGATATACCAATCAGGAATCCTGGATCAAAACCTTTCCGCATAGATATCAGCGTCTGATTGATAAGGAAGCTGAAGGAAAATACATTCGCTCGGTAATTTGTAACTACAATCGAGGCAAGCTGGTAAATCGTATTTTGGAACAGACCATGGTTCCGACTTATGTATTGAACCAGGATGTGTATCAGCAGGCTATTAATACCCAAGCTCAGTTAATGATGAATGCAAAGAGTGAGAAGGTTCGTACTGACGCAGCCAATAGCCTTCTAAGCCATCTTAAGCAACCAGAGACTACCAAGCTCAATTTGGATGTTAGAGTCGTGGAGGATGACAGTGTGAAGGAGCTCAGGCTGGGTATGTTGGAATTGGTAGCTGCTCAGAAACAGGCTATTCAGTCTGGGACAAAAAAAGTTGAAGAAATTGCAGAAAGTAAAATTGTAACTGGTGAATGTGAAAGGATCGAATAATGAACGAACAACTTTTACTTAGAGCAGTAATGCGAAATTTACACTTTGATGAAGGTAGTAGACATAGGGTTTATAAAGATTCTCGAGGCAAGCCTACTGTTGGTATCGGACACCTAATTACAAAGAAAGATAATCTGAAACTTGGAGATAGAATATCTGCAGATAGATTAAACCTCTTTTTTCATACAGATGTGAGAAAAGCTTTAGCTGCAGCCCGCAATTCTGTTCATAATTTTGACAATCTTCCTCCAGTATTCCAGGAAGGAATGGTTAATTTTATGTTTCAGTTGGGAGATAATGCTGCTAAGAAATTTCCTAAAGCCTTCAAATTAATGAATGATGGTAATCTTCAGGCAGGTGTTCAGGAGCTGTCTGTTGATAATTCGGGAAAGAAACCTTCTTTATGGTTGCAGCAAACTCCCAGAAGAGCACGACGTACTTTAGCCCAACTAAATACGGGGATAGATAGTGCTCCGCCTTTACAGACAGGGGATTTAGCTAAACAGGATATTATTAATTTCGAGACCTTTCAAAATGCTGCTAAAGCAGCAAACCTTGGTAAGGGTCCTGCATTACAACAAGCTACTGATGACTTCTCCAGTTTGGATCAGTTTACTCCGGAAGGCCAATCAACTTACCAGCCATATACGCAAAGTTTCCAGAGACCTGGTGGATTTTTTGCAGCTGAGTCTGCTGCTCTGGAAGGAAGTAATGATCGAGGTCCTGGAGTTATCACTAGAGGTGCTAGGCCTTTGCCTCAAGCATTTACAAGAGATGTACAAGCACAAGAGATTGAAGAAGCTTTACGAGGATTCCAGGGAGACCCTGCTGCTTTAGAGGAAATACGTTACAGATTAAATACTCCAAGAAACCAGCCAGCTACAAGGACTCCTCGGCAATTTTCAGATGAATTTGGCAACGTATTAAATGGCGAAGAGGCTACACGCTATTATACTAATTTGAGATCTAAACGTGGCTATGGTCGGATCAGATAATGTTAGATACTGTACCGGAAGTTACGGAGCTTGCTAAATCAGTTGAAGATTATCTGAAAGATATCAGTTATGCCCCCAATCCTGATTATATACCCAGTGACTTCTCCCTGGAATTCATTAATTTCATCAAACTGGTTAATGGTGAGGAGGGTGAAGAGAATGCCAGTCCGGTAATTCACTATCAAATGCTGGATGAAGTTGTAGGTAGTGAAAGTAATGTTTGCAACATGTGTGCTCGAGGAACGGCTAAAACGACGCTTTTAGCGGAGTATTTATTTTTGTATTTGGCAGTCTACGGGGAGCTGCCTAACTTCGGTAAGATTAATCTGGCTCTGTATGTATCTGATTCCATCGAGAATGGTGTCAAGAATATGCGGAAGAATCTTGAATTCCGCTGGGAAAATTCAGATTTTCTTAGAAAATATGTGCCCTATACCCGTTTTACTGATGTTCGTTGGGAATTCAAGAATTTGGAAGGGCAGACGTTTATTGTTAAAGGTTATGGCGCCAAGACCGGTGTTCGCGGAGCGAAGGAACAAGCAGTACGGCCGCAATTAGCTGTATTGGATGACTTGGTTTCGGATGATGATGCAAGATCACCTACAGTTATTAGTGCTATTGAAGATACTGTTTATAAGGCGATTGATTACGCTCTGCATCCTACCAAGAACAAGATAATATGGTCTGGTACGCCATTTAACGCCAAAGATCCCTTGTATAAGGCCGTTGAGTCCGGTGCTTGGGCAGTTAATGTTTATCCTATCTGTGAAGAGTTCCCAGTGCCCCGTGAAGAGTTTAGAGGGTGTTGGGAAGACCGATTTACGTATGATTATGTGTTAAAGCAATATACCAAGGCATTTAAGGCCGGCAAAATCGATACGTTTAATCAGGAATTGATGCTTAGGATTATGTCCGAAGAAGATCGATTAATTCGAGATTCCGATATTGTCTGGTACAAACGTGGCAGAGTGTTGACGAATAAAGGGGCTTACAATTTTTATATTACAACTGACTTTGCAACCTCAGAAAGCACAGCAAATGATTATTCGGTAATTTCAGTCTGGGCATATAATAATAACGGTGATTGGCTCTGGGTAGATGGAATATGTAAGCGCCAGTTAATGGATAAAAATATTGATGATCTGTTCCGTCTGGTGTCAGAATACAGCCCACAAGCTGTAGGAGTTGAAATCTCAGGGCAGCAAAAAGGGTTTATTGCATGGATTCAGCAGCAAATGTTGGATAGAAATCTTTTCTTTACTTTGGCTTCTGATAAAAATTCAAATGAACCTGGCATTCGGCCGGCAACTAACAAATTACAACGTTTTAATGTGGTAGTACCCCAATTTAAATTGCATAAAATCTGGTTTC